GCATGACGCGCCCCATGTTGAACAGACCATCGTCAGACACGTCGGGGAACTCACCGAGGACACGCGCCACAAAGCGGGGGTCGTCCTCGCCCCATTCCTTCTTACGTGCCTCAACCCAGTCAACCTGCACAAGACGAGTCGCAACCTCGACAGGTACAACCTCACCCGTGAAATTGGGTGTGTCGTATGCGCCAAACTGGATGATGTTCCATGAGCGCTCTTCTGGCTTCAGGCGCATTTCCCGCTTGTAGACCTCGGCCATGTAGCACGAGGGGTCATTGGGGTTAGCAATAGCCAGGATACGAGCGTACTTGTTAGTCGTGATTGCGTCCGCAGCGGTGAAGATTTCCTTGGAGATGCCTCCGGCCTCGTCCATGATGACTAGGACGTACTGGTCGTGGACGCCCTGGAAACCGGACTCGTCCTTATCGTCGGGTTTCATGCCGAAGGCGATAGGGTCTTGTCGGTCGCCCATCTTCCACGTCGCGTCTGCGTTGACCTTGCCACCAATGCCAGCATCAGCCTTGACACGGGGTATTTCCTTCCACAGGACGTTGCGGACCTGTTTCCAGTTCGTCGCCGTGGTAACGACTGTCGTGTCATCGACAGGATGGGTGTCTACCCACCAGTTGACGAGCATTGCTGACAGCCTTGACTTCCCAACGCCATTAGAAGTGACAACTAATGTCTTCTGATGCTCTACGACGCTACGCGAAACTTCACGCTGCTTAGACCACATGAACAAACCGTGGTCCTCAGCCCACTTGGCAGGGTTGTTACGCCACACTTCAAGACGCTGGGCATCAGAAAACTTCTTAGCGACAGCACCGAAAGGCAGCATTACTCACCCTCAACTTCTACAGTCGCCTCAAGCAACGCGGCAGGCTTGTTCACAGCCTGAGAGAACCAGTCAGCCTTATTCGTCTCCAAAGCCTTCTTAGCCCCAGCCGACAGGTGCGGATACACGAGCGCTGTGTATTCCTCCAACACCTGATTAGTGAACGACAGCATGACATTCACTTGCTTCTCTTCGATCACGCGAATCTCATGAGTCACCGTCTGACGCTTCAGGTTCGCAACCTCAGAGATTTCACGCAGAACAGCAAGAACAGCCTGAAGGTTCTGCCCCCAGTTACCCTTCTCGTCAGCCAGGCCAAACATCTCGATCTGCGAATAGGCCATGTCAACAAGTGCATCAAGACGATCAAGCTGCTTGATGCGCTGGTTGCGCGGCGACAACTCCTGTCGGCTGTCGTAGTAGGACTGCTCGATAATGAACAGTTCTTCAGACGTGAAGCCTGTTGCCTTGATGATCTTGTTACGCTCAGTGCCACGCTTCAGCAGCGACAGGGCCATGTCGCGCTTACCACGCAGCTCCGGGTCGTCACTCGTCAGCAAATTGCGCGAGCTGTTCTGCGACATCATTGAGCACATCCTTCACAGTCTTCTCAAACTTGTTGTCCAGGTACATGTACGTACCTGCAATGCCAGCAGCCAAGCCAACTGCAAGACCCACCAAAAACCAGGCAAACAGCATTAATCCTCCTTTGGAATCGAAGGCAGGTCTTCTACCTTCACACCCGCCTGTAAAGCAGCGACGCGCACCGCATAAGCATGTTCCTTCCACAAGAACCCCTGAGTACGCAAATCGGCCTCAAGATCATCACGAGCTTCTTGAATCTCTTGAGCTTTCTTGTAACGGTCAATGCACAAATCAACGAGAGCCTTGATAACAAGGGTTACGGCAGAGCAAATGAGGCCCACCAATGCCGTGTTCATACGCTAACTCCTTGTTACTCACTAACGGTTGACAAGTATTCCTGTCTTGTCTTATTGTACCGTTCCTCGGCCTTTTCTAGCTTGCTCTTCGGCAGAACTCCAGGGCGATACGAATACGGCCACACACGCAGAGCACGCCCCAGGAAGAACAAAGCAATAATTACTGACAAAATAATAACATGGAGCGGCCAGCGAACATGTGCCGTGGTCAGGACCAGTTCGTTAATCGACACAAGCATGATGCCAACTACGGCGACAAGAGCGGCAGGGCCTTCAAGCCACCAAGAACCGAGCCACGCGGATGGTGCACCCAAAACACCAGAGACGAGCATAAGAACACCTGCAAGGATAACAACCCACGGCAGCACCGAAACGCTCGTCAAGAACCCAATACCTGTAATAGCGATAGCCGTGTAGATAACTACCATCACAGCAGTCACCGACCTCGGCTCGCTCATAGACCTCAGCAACTTATTCATGAGGCCATTATAGCGAAAAACCCCTCACTGACATCAGCAAGGGGTTTTTCTGTAATTGTGTCACTCAGCGTCAGGAGCGCCATACGACGGGGCCGTATAAACGCCACCAGTATGAACAGCAGCAAGAACCAGGGCAAGCAAGCCCAAGACCTTATCCAGCACATCAAGCCACTGAGCCGACTGCTCAGGCGCGACAACACCATAAGCAATACCGACAGCCAGCAAAGCTGCAACAACACCATAAATCGCCTTACGGCGCTCAGGCGTCAGCGCAGTCCACTTAGTGCGGTCAGTGGTGAGAACGTTATTCTCCATGTCCAAGTTCCTCCTTAGTAGAAGTTACTTAGATTCTACCAGCTTCACGATGCCGTCAGCGTCCTGTTCAACAACAATGCGGCCCTTCAGCATCTTGCCATCTTCGCCAAAGATGGAGCAAGCACCATCGAGACGAGTCTGAACGAGACCGACAGCCATAGCGCCCGTCTCAGTGAGGAAGTAGTCATTGCCGTTGTACGGCAGCCAGCCTGTACGCATCTGGCCGTTAGCCTCAAGGTAGTACCACTTGCCCTTGTCCAGCAGCCAGCCGGTCTGCATCTGGCCCTTATCGTTCAGATAGAACCAATGCTCACCGACCTTCACCCAGCCGGTCTCCATCTGACCATAGCGCCCATCATGGACATCATGCAAGAAGTACCAATGCCCGTCGATGTGTTGCCAGCCGAACTGCAACCAGCCCTTCTCGTTGGCGTAGTACCACTTGTCGGCCACAGGGAACCAGCCGGTCTCATAGCCACCGTCTTCAGTACGGTACCACCAACCACTGTTCTCCGGCACCCAGCCTTCCTTAGCGGACAGGTCAGCGTCAAGGTTGTCGTAGTACGCCTGGGCCTTCTCGATGTACTCGTTAGCATACGTGTCACGCAGCGAGGCAGGGCACATCGTAGAGTAGAAGTCCGAGTGGGGGAAGACGTTGACACGCCACTGCGGACGGCCAAGCCCATAGGCTCGACACAGGGCCGCAGTCAGATGCGCGCCCGCGTCGATAGTCTCTTCACCAACATCCCAGCCCCCCTCGGCACCGGAGCAGTTCGCGTGCTCGATGCCGATACTCAGCTTGTTCACGCCGGGGCAGTGCCAAGCCGTATCCCAGTCGTGAACGAACTGAGCAATCGAGCCACTAATATCCACGTTGTAATGCGCAGACGTGCCATTCGCACTGAAAGCACCATACACGCCCTGATGCGACATAGCCTGACCAGCGTTGTGATGAATGACGATACGGTCAATAGCGTTACCACCACGACCAGAGTCGAAATTATCAATCCACAGGTTATAGTCGGCAGTCAGGTCAGTCCAACTGATCATTGTTCCTCCAATTGCTCTTAATCTCCCAAGGACCGAAATCCTCATACTCAGACTTAATCATATCAGTGAACAGTCGAACGCCCTCTTCCGTGACATACACCTGAAGATACGAGTTACCGTTATCCGTGTGGACTCGCCGGATGCCAAGCAGACCTTCAGCCTTTTCTGTAGGCTCACCGATATAACGACCCTTCTTCATGTAGCCTTCACGGCGAAGAAACTGAATGACCTTCGTAGGACCAGTACTAGGAATCTGCCCCCTCAGAGCAATGCCAAAATCACGCAGACTAATCTCTTCCATCACACACCATCCACATCAGTAAAGTAGTCGGCAAATGGGTTGTCTCCCGGCTCGCTGAACTCCATGTTGATAGTCGTCGCTTCAGTGTCCATAGGTCGCAGAACGTCCTTCGGCTGTCGAATAGACTTGAAGATAAGAGTCCAGTCAATCGGCATGTAGTCGCCCAGCAGAATCATGTCCTTGAGTGTTAGATTCCCATTCAACAGCTTAGTGCGGTAATACTGCGCAGAAGGACCACCAAGCAGTTGACCGTCGTTAGTGATCGACAGGCCCGCATCCTTGAACTGCTTAATCACGAGCTGTCGAACGAGCTCGACACGGGTTTCAATATCCTGGGGGTACTCAGGAGTGCGAGACGCACGAGCCTTAGCCATACGGGCGCGTGCCTCTTCGAGCTTCACAGGGTCAGTAATTTTCATTCTTTCACCCCATACTTCTTCAGTAGGTCCGGTCGGAACCCGGACCAATGCACCATAGCATTCTTGTCAGAAACAATGACAACAGGCGCTTGCTGATAACCCAGTGCGCGGATAAATGCCAGCGCGTCAGCATCCTGAGTTACATCCACACTCTTATATGGTAGATTAAGGCTCTTCAGCTTGCGGTACGTGGCCGTACACTGAGGGCAGTTGGGCTTAGAGTAGACGGTAATCACTAATTAGCCTTTCCGGTTGATCCGAAGCCACCCTTGCCACGCTCACCGGCTTGGACGGGTGGCTGTGCGTAGAGAGCCGACATGCCCTCTAACTTGACAATAACAATCTGAGCGATACGCTCATGCTCTTCCAGCACGACAGGGGTGTCTTTGCCCATGTTCCATAGAGGAACAAGAACTTCACCTTCGTAGCCTGCGTCAATGACACCGACACCGTTGGCGAGAAATAGTCCATTCTTGCTCAGTGACGAGCGGGCAAAGACAAGGCCGACAGAGCCGTCGGGGATATCGTGCTTATCAGGGTAGTAGCCTGTCGCCACATAGATAACCTCACCGGGGTAGATGATGACAGGCTTCTTCGTGGACAGGTCAAAACCAGCATCGTTGTGGTGCTGTCGTTGTGGTCGCATTAGTCCTCCTTTGTGTTATTCATCAGGGCAAGATAGAGGGCCAGTGCTGACCAGCACGGACCCTCTACTTGTGTGTCAGTGAGTTTTGCTGTATCGTCCGACACACCAGGCCGTGGTCACGGCTGCTGCACCGAACAGCAGTGAGAGAATCCCAATCACAGCAGCCTCAGACGCGGCACCCGTCTTGGCCAGCTTGGACTTCGGGGCCTCAATCGTTGGTGCAGGCTTAGGCGCTGGGGCCGGTGCAGGCGTAGCCTTAGTCGGTGCAGGGATGGGCTCAACCTTGCAAGGCACGCGATCCTTGTCTCGGTCAGGGTTGATCGTGCAGGGGGTCTTGGTCGGCGTGGGCGTCGGCTCGGACGGCTTAGAAGGCTCAGGGGCCGGAGTCGGGGTCGGCTCAGTAGAAGGGGCCGGTGCAGGCGTAGACGGCTCAGGTTCCGGCGTAGGGGCAGGAGTCGGCTTCGGGTCCTCAGACGGCGTAGGCTCAGGCTCAGGTGTAGGGGTGGCACTCGGCGTAGAAGGCTCAGGGGCAGGGGTCGGCTTCACAGAACCATCACCATCCGTGCCACCGTTCGACTTCACCGTGGCCGTCGCTTCGAGCTTCATGCCGTTGACCTCGGCGTGGTTAGTGACTGAGGTCTGGCCCTCAGGCACCTTCATCTGCTCAGGCGGGTAGGTGGCGCAAGTCTTAGACCCTTCAGGCGCGGTGAAGCGAATCGTGTTGTCATCGACCGGAGTGGCCGTAACAATTTCGGTTGTGGCCGGGTCCCAGGTCGGACCCTTAGCGCACTTGACATACGTGCTCAGTCGGGTATCGAAGTCCTTGACCGTGTACGCAACACCGCCCTCAGCAATAAACTTGATGCCCCATCCAACGGTTCCGTTGGAATTGGTCCAACCAAACTTAATGTTGGAAGGCTCTGCATACTCAAAGTGGGCTGGTCCATCACAGTCATTCGTGCAGGCACCTGTACCTTCAGCATCACCCCACACGAGCTTCTTAACGACCTCGCCATTAAGGGTGATCGTACCCTCGTTCGTGCCGACAGCGGCATCCTGAAGACGCGCACGTGCCCACCACGTACCACTGACGTTGGTCTTGTCGGCGTAAGCTGTAGGCACCTCGGTCACCTTGCAGGTCAGCGTTGCTTGATCGGCGTTGCACTCACCGACGACAGTGCCGTCATTGAGGGTAAAAGGGAAACTAGCGTTCCACTTGAAGCCGCCATCCTTAGACGCGACGGTGAAAGACTGTCCGACAGCCAGTCTTTCAACGGTCCAGGTTCCACCCACGTTGACCTCAGAAGAGGTCTGACGAGACGAGGACGTGGCCTTCGTGACCTCAGCCTTAATCTCAGGGGCGTTGTCAGTGGCATATGCTGCTGCCGGGGTAATCATCAGTAGTGCGACACCAGTCGTCGCAAGAAACTTCTTCATTGTTGATGTCCTTTCGTAGTTGTCTGGGATGACAACTTTAGTGTAGCTGACAGCCCAGACAAGTTACAAGGTATAACAGCGTGACTCTACTCACAGCATGATGAATACTAGGGCCTCTTCTTCACGGACCCAGTCATTCTTACCTCTTGGCTTAGGCGCAGGTGTAGGCGCTGGTTCAGGGGCAGGCGTTGGTGGCACCACGACAGGCGGCTCAGGTGTCGGCGGTTGCGGAGAAGGTGTAGATGGCACCTCAACAGTATGTTGCGGATCAGGAACTACAGGCTGGGGCTGGGGCTTCGTATTCAACTTAATAAGAGTTCGAACTACCGAACCAAGTGCTCCTAGCTCGCCCTGTTCATCAAGACTAATAACTACAACACTGCCAACAATCATCTGGGAAGGGTACTTATCCTTGTGCTTCGTCGCATCAACGTATTCTCGATTGCCTTCATACTCAAGGAATGAACCACCGATAATATGTGACAGTCGGATAATCCACCCGTTCTCAGGGTCAGTAAATGGTGTTGGGTCATCCATCTCCGAATACTTAACTGTGTGGATAAGTTGATCCTCCCAGTAGAAATCAACCCTGTCGTTAAGCTTTACTACACTATATGTATAAAAATCTGTTTGACCATTGTAGACATTAGCAGCGAAATAAGTATTTTTAATAGCCTCAACATACGTCTTCTGATTTTGCTGACTCTTAGTAGGCGCACCAACACGCGGAGTGTGTGTATTAACCTGGTAATCCTTTGGCTGCCAACCCTTAGCCTCAAGAACATCAATCTCGCCACAAGCAGGCCAGTCTCCCTTAGTTCCAGTCATCCAGATACCCGGCCACGAAGATGGTGCACTCGGCAGCTTCGCCTGCACTGACAGAATGAACTGCCCTTTAGCCTCAAAAAGAACCTCACCCTTATCAGGCTTACGTGTGCTCACCATACCAGACAAGAATGGTGCTTTCTCAGCATCGGTGCCTGTGGCTACTGTACCATTTAGGCGCAGGTAGCCACCACCCACAGAGATATTCTTATCTGAGAAGCGCATCTGGGTACCCTTTTCAGGGTCGAACTTACCCCATACAGGCGACCACTTAGAAGCATCAAGCGAGTCACTAATGAAGTTGTCAAAGAAAATCTGCTTAGCCATGAACATATAGTATCATCCCCCTACCGAGTGTTAGTCGATAGGGGGATGAGTCCCCACGCATTTTGAACCCGCGTGCAAGGCCAGTACTTGGAAGGCGAACCCTCCCGTACCTAATCCTGAGATCAGAGGCGCGCTGTCTCAGGCCGACAATCACAGGTGGTCGAAAGGACGATGCTCCAAAATCTCTTCCATCTTATGACCTGGGATGGTGTAGACACCAGGCGAGACGATACCATAGGTCATTGGCTTAATCATCGTCACAGGAGCCTTCTCGACAATGCCCTGGTCGAGCAGGGCAATCAGCTCAGTGTCCTGCGTGGTGATCGTGTAGGTGCCGGTATGGGCCTCTTGGGTGATGGTGGTCTTCATCTCGTCGTTCTTGATGAGAGATGAGTAGCTACCCTCGAAAGCCTTACCCAGCTTGACTGCGAGATCAACGATACTCATTGTTCCTTCTAGATTGTTGTTACTAGGCTATTGTATCAGCCTTCAGCGCCCAGTCGAGTTCTTCATTGAGTTCTTCCTCATTACTGCACCACTGCGCACTACGAAGGACATCCAGTAGAAACTCCTCCCAGAAGCGTTCATCCGAAAGCCAAGTGTATTTCTCATTTTCTTCAATAAGCTCTGTCGGCTCCTTGAACTCAGCGTCATGCAACCAAGTTGTGAACACTGGAAGGTTGACATCGATAGTCGTGAGGTGCCCCCAGTCAGACCACCAGCCCTCGATAGTATGGCTATCACCGAAACTGGTGGTAAAGGTGTACTCAGGGTGGTCAAGCATACCTGTGTACATACACAGGTCACATGAGCCGTCAGTGTCTTCGTAAGTGTTTGAGTCGAAGTTAGTAAGACGTAGCTTCATTTTTGTTTCTCCTTTCTAGATGGTTAATGTTGTGCTGCTACAGGACTCGAACCTGTTCCTTGGCGACTGACACCCCGTTCTTGACCAGTTAAACTAAGCAGCTTGCCACCTGACCAGGATGGCCCAACCGTCCGGCGAGGATGTCTTGGTCGAGACATTTTGTGCTATCAAGCAGACCCCACCGTCAAGCGCTCCCAGACTAGGACTCGAACCTAGTCCGACAGGGCCAAAACCTGCCGTGCTGCCATTACACTATCTGGGATAAGGGCTGGGTAGTCCCGGAGGACACCCAGCAGCTAGACGCTGCATACGATTATGCAGCTATAGGCAGTACTGCCCGTCGGAATGGTGAGACTTGAACTCACGACCCCCTGGTCCCAAACCAGGTGCGCTACCTACTGCGCCACATTCCGTTGTAAGGGGTGCTATTGACTGACGAACCAAAACCATCACACAAAATTGTCAGTCCTAGGGTGCTACCCCGCACGTGACCCCCGTCACGGCAACCGGCACGTCCTCTTGATCAGAGAGGCAGGCGACAAGACCTAATCATCCAGCATCGTCCGGTGCTTGGTGGTCCCCTCGGTGAGAGTCGAACTCACACTCCTTTCGGAACCCGGGTTTGAGCCGAGCGCGTCTGCCTGTTCCGCCACAAGGGGTTGACGACCCTCAACACTCACCGTCTCTTACTATCTTGGTTGAGAGCCTATTCAGTTGTCATGTGTTTAGTATAGAGCCACTATTTATGGACTGTCAACCCCATACTATGTGTTGTGTGCCACTACTCAGGGTTAATGAGTGTTACTACGACATCATCATTGCTCAGAAGAGCGCTGATGATATCCGAGTCATGGAACAAAGTACCGCTGACACCCAACGATGTACGAACCCAGTAGTGCCCGCGTATCTTTAGATACGCAGCATGGTCAGGAATTATGATAACACTACCCTTCTCTGTAATGCCACCAAAGTCCCTACAAGTGGTTACAGATTTAACACTCCCGTAGCCTTCTCGATCAACACACCAAACCTTAAGGTTTTCAATCGGTAGATCTAGTAGCTTGGTGTAGCTTTCTCGTATCTGACCATAGAGTTCAGTAAACCCACTCTTACTCATCGACAGCCGCTCCTGGGTCAATAATCGTGGCAATATGACCGCCCTCGCTTTCAGTAAGGAGAAACCGGAGAATATCAAGATCATGCATCAGGGAATCTTGGCCTGTAATAGGGTTATACCAGTACTGGCTATTAACCTTCATCCAGACACCATGATCATGTGTAATGATCACAGAACCCCTCACAGTAATAGCTCCAAAATCGCGGCAGTCCGCAATCGCTCTCTTCTGTCGCTGCCCAAGGCCTTCAACAAACCACACGCTAAGACCTTGGATATCCCATAAGTGCAGCTTGATGTGGTTCTCTCGCGTCTGGTCATAGAGCTTCATGAACTCTTCGTTGTTGCTCATTATTCTTCTCCTTCCATTTCAAGAATAATTGCTTGCTTATCGCTGTTATTGATTAGATATGCCAGTTCATAGCTGTACAGCCCAATCAGCACAACACTGTCGAACACACGCCATAGCTGACTACCCTTCTTAAAGGTGATCCCATTCCACTTCAGCTTGCGCACCGTATCAAGGTCCACATCGCCAAGGCCCGGAACACACACGACAAGGTAATCACTTTCCTGTGCATTGTCACAGGCTTCATAAAGCTGGTCATAGATTTCACTCACACTTAGCATTTAGCTCTCCTTTCAATTGCTGATGTATTTATACTAATGCTCTCTACCGTCGCCTGTCAACAACTACCCACGTGACGTGTACCACATCGTTGTAGGGGTAAAATAAGACCCCCGCATGCGGGGGGCTTATCAGGATGAGTCACACTATTGCTTCCACCAACGAGTCAGCGACAGCATAAGGTGTCTCACCAAGGCCAGGATACAACTCAGCGAGAGCATCGTCCCAGCTCACCCCATCAAAGAGGCCAAGCTCATTAGCAACTGACACGATGACCTTGGCCTCCATCAGTTCCTTCAGATCGTCCTCAAAAATGCCATACTCACCGATACCAATATACCTAGTTCCGTCAGTCACGGCAGCACCTTCCACCCTTCACCGTCTTTGATGTACTTCAGTACCTCTTCATTAGAGTGTGCTGTGTTAGTCCACAAGTCCTTCCCGTGAACCCAGTAGTCTTCCATGTCTTCACCTACCGGACATCATCAGGGTCGATCAGCACAGCACCAGGTGCGAGCCTGTGGAACGGAATAGTCAACTCACTGAAATTGATAATCATTCTCGATTCTCCTTCGCTTCAACAAGACGATACTTAGCAATCGCATAATCATCCTTTTCTTTTCGGGCAAACTGACCAATACGGCCAATCCCACCCCAACCCATCTTCTCCGACAGGTAAGCGTGGACGATCTTGTACCGCTTGGCACCACCAGTCTTGATGCTGCCCGTCTTCTTATTGAAAATCACGTAGATTTCCTCAGCAGGCTCAATCATCAGTTCTCATCTCCGCTCGTCTGGAGGTCAATATCCGGCAGAAGCGTCTCAGGACGGAACGCAACCTTGTAGTGGAACGTATCGACATCAGAACCGTCCATCTGCTCCACAAAGTACGTCACATTATCGCTAATCCCAAGGTAGTGCTTCTTGTACTCACTGTCGCCCGTCTTGCAGGTGACTTCCAGCTGGTTATCTTCCTTGTCCTTCGTGATCGAGCACAGCCCTTCGATGCTCAGAAGATACTTATCGGTGATGCCATTGACGAACACAATGCGTCGCATCACCTTGAAGTTGTCACTGTCGTAGCTGATGTTGCGTGAAGCAGTATCAGCCGCGCTACACGCACCAAGCGACAGGGCCGCAGCAACCACAGCGACACAGCCAAAAATCTTGCTCTTCTTCTTCATCATTACTTGTTCTCCTTCGTAAACAGTTTCATAAAGTCGTGGTCGTCTTGATATTCCTTCAAGAAGATGTTGTTTGCGACAGCCAGCAAGCCTATAGGCGCAAAGTTGTTCTCCGTATCAAGGAAGAAGTTACGGTACTTGATGAACCTGCCGTCCAGAACCGTCTCGCCGTTCACAGCATCACGGCACTTTTGCAGCGCCTCGTCATGCTGATTGGCAATACCACTGATCACCGGCTGACGGAAGGCGACAGACATTGCCTCCTTCTTCAAGTGGTTATCACCCTGGATGGTTACAATGAAATCAGGTGTATCCTCCCAGCAGAAGGAATCATCCGAGGGGATAAACCAATTATCGTAGGTCTTCACAAAGCTGAATGTGTCTTCCTTGAAAAACTCAAGATCGACAATCCAACCGGCGGGAAGTTCATCCAAAGCAGCCTCAAGAACTTCCGTGTTGTGAACCAGGTCAATATGTTCAGTATCAACTGTCACTAGCATTACTTATTCTCCTTTTCATAACGTTTGATGCTGTTAAAACCATCAAGGATGCCGAGAACACGTGGGTGCTTACTAAGCCTTGAAAGTTGCACTGTACCAGGATTGCCAGCTAAACCCTCAAAGAAGCCGAGGATGTAGTCATCAGACCACTTCCTAAACATCTCACGACCTCTACCGCAGATGTTTGCCTCCCACGCACGAGGCTTCATAGCCGTACTCGTCAGATCGAGCAAGACTCCACACTTCTCTCAGTGCGATGACAGCAGCATCCTCACCAACAATCGTGAGCCTGCTTGAATCCTTCTCTTGCTCCATGTACGTCACACAACCGTACATTTCAGCAATCCACTGCAACGACTCGTTGATAACCTTTGCGTCAACATGATCCCGGTGGATTGCGTAGAACTGCACCTGAGTGGGAATCTTGTACTCGACACCACACTCGTCCTTCAAGATGTCATTTGCAAGGACTTCATAGCCCCTACGGATGAACTGTGCCGCCAGCTCTACAGTGTCCGTCATGACAGCCTCCTTTCAATAGTAACTCGCGCATCGAGAGGGGAAACCTCAACCCTCAAAAAGTAAGCGTAAGGTTCTTCCCACATAGGAACCTCAATTTCAACCTCGAAGTCATCTGATTCGTCCCAAGCCCATTCCAGCTGGTCAATCAACAGATTACGAAAGTAAGGGGGTAAATCATGGCAAAGCGCAACAATGCCTTGCGGTGATGGCTCAAACTTTGGTCTTTCTAGCTCAGCCATGTCAGTAAGACTTGTGAATCAGGTGGACATGCTCACGGTTACGCATGATGCGGACAAACATCTCGTTGTCATACTTCTTGGTGTCGTAGCAGCTCAGCCAGTAACCGTCAGCGCGGAACCACTCTGCACCACCGATAGCAATTACACACCCTGTAATAATGTCTGCCACGTCATACGGTGTCTTAATCTTGATTCCAGTGGGTTCACCATTAAGATACGGCAGCTCGAACGGTTCCTCGTTGTCGTAAAGAACAGTCCACATCTCTACTTCAAGCGTCCTGTACGCTTGATAAGCTGCTTCGTACTTATCGTGCAGTTCGCCCCACTTGACCAGCGTTTCCTCAATGTTCATTGTTATTCTCCTTTCATTGTGTTGGTTACATGCTATAAACCCTGTGGCCGGGGTCGATTATCTCGTACTTGTGGGTGCGACACAGCTCACTGAATGTAGTTTCCCTTGTTGTCCAACCAATAGTAGGTTAGTTCACCAAGAATAAGGAAGAACGACTTGTTCAGCTTTTCGACACGCACGCAGGCACCGCTGCTGAGCTTGTAGATATCCATTTCACGATTATTGCAACACCACCGAGGAACGGGCATTTGTTTTCTCCTTTCGCTTGTTGGTTTAGGCGTACACCCAGATAGTATCAAACCTCGATTTAGCGATCTGCGCAAAATCTTCATTAGTGTGGATATTACCTGTGTACGACACCCAGCCCCCGAGCTTGCTCACCTTAAAGAAGGTGTGTGCCCCGATCTTGACGACAGCCCCGTCCTTGAGAGCCGTGGCGTCGAACTCCTTGTAATCAAGTTCCCTACAGTAGGCGGAAAAGCTGGTTTCAGACATTTTTGTTCTCCCTTGCATTTGGCGGTTGATGTCTTAAGTATAAAAAGACAGGGTGGCAGAAGTCAAGACGATAGCATGTGATTAGTCTCACTAAGTA